TCGTCACGGGAACGCTCGAACAGCGCTCCTACGATGACAAGGACGGCAACAAGCGCAGTGTGACCGAGGTGAAGGTCGAGGCGTGTGGCCCCGACCTGCGCTGGGCGACGGCGCAGACCAACCGCTCAACCCCTGCCAACTCCTACGCCGTCAAGAGCACCGCAGAGGAGGCGTGGTAATGGCGACCACCTCGGAAGGCGTGAAGGCGATTCTCGCAGGGCTCATTGAGAACTACGGCGACATCGAACTCACCCCAGCAGACGCGGAGACGGTCTACGGAGGCACTAAGGGCGGCAAGGTGAAAGACCTGAGCCAGCACAACTTGCTTCAGTACGCCCTGCTCCACGCCCACCTACAGATTCAGGGCCTCATCGCCCAAATCGAAGCCAGCCAGCGCCCGAACCGTGCTCAGCGTCGAGCTGCGGAGAAGAAGGGCCTGCTGCTCCCCTAAGTCGTGTTCCCCACGAAACAAGGAAGCCCCACGGGTGTTCTTCCACACCTGGCAACCTGCGAGACCGGCTCCTTCGGGGGCCGGTTTCTCGTTTCTAAAAATCCTTGCGCAACGTAGATCCGAGCGAGTAGGGTGAAGCCGTGCACGTTGCACAGTTCTGAGGAGGACAAAATGACCAAATTACCCATCGACCGTAAGGGCGGCATCGCTCTCACCTACGTCACCGGCATCTTGACCGGCTGGCTGACCGAGGCGGCGAAGACCCACGGCTTCACGACCACCGCCAACCCTCTCTGGTGCATCGGCGCTGGATGCCTCGCCGCCGTCGCTATGGCAACCCTGCTCGCATGGATTACGGAGTGAACGCCTGCTACGGCGTGGACGTTCGCATCTTCTACTCCACGCAGTCCAAGTTCCGCCGTCGAGCCCTAGCACTGTGCAAGAACTGCACGTTGCAACCTGCCTGCCTAGAGCGAGGCCTCAAGTACGAGGAGTTCGGCATCTGGGGAGGCACTACGCCCGAGCAGAGGGTCAAGATACGAAAAGAGCGAGGCATCACCGTCGAGCGCCCCGAGGTCATCGAGAAGCCCAGCCATGAGTTCTGCGGAACCAACAAGGGCTACACGCGCCTCTACCGCCAGAGGAAACTCGACCCCAGCGTCCCGTTCTGTCGCAAGTGTGAAATCGCCCACGCCGACTACAACCTTCTCCGAGAGCGAGTGAGGGCATCGTGAGGGTTCACAAGTTCCCCAACCCACCCTGCCGAGGCAAGACGCAGGTGTTCTACCCACCAGAAGGCACGGAGAAGGGCATCAGGATGCTCCTAGAGGCGCAGGCGAAGTTACTGTGCCAGGAGTGCCCCTACCAAGAGCCCTGCCTGCAGATGGGCTTAGAGAACGAGGTCTATGGCATCTGGGGCGGAGCGACGGCCTCGGAACTGCGACAGATCCGCAAGGAGCGCCACATCACCATCGCCCGAGAGCGTCGAGATGTCGAGGAGCGCATCAGACACCCGTACTGCGGAAGCGAGCAGGGCTACCTCTACAGCCTAGAGATGGAGTTCTATTGCGAGGACTGCGAGCGAGCCCACGCCACCTACGAGCGGCGCGTGGCAAAGCTCATCTCTTACGACCCCGAGGGCTTCCACCCGAGTTGCGGCACGGACTACGGCTACCAGTTGCTTGCACGTCAGGCAGCGCTCCTGGGCGGATCTAAGGCCGGTCACAAGGTTCGTTGTGTAGCCTGTCGCAAAGCGCACTCGGACGCATGGAACGCGGCCCGTGAGCGCCGCCGGAAGGGGGAGAAGTAGTGGTATCATTAAAAGAGCGAGAGGCGCAGGGTAGTCACCCCCTACGCCCCTCTCGAGCAACACCTAGCGGACAGGAGTCACTCGTGCAAGCGAGTTTATCAAAACGAAATCACCGCTTTGCGGTCATCCCTGAGTGGATTCTTTACCACCCTGAACTGAGCACAACCGCCGTTCGGATATTCGGAGTTATCGACCGATTTGTCGGAGCGAACGAAGCGGCGTGGCCCTCACACAAGACCATCGGCAAGACAGTTGGCGTGTCTGCGGACACCGTGAAGCGAGCCATCAACGAGCTCATTAGGGTCGGCGCAGTCCTAGCAATTCGCCAAAAAAGGCAGGACGGTTCCTACACTTCTTCGGAATACTACATCTGGCCTAAGAGCGCTGAGATGGGTGCAACCGTGCACTATGGTCAGGGCAATTATGCACTAAGGGATAGTGCAGATTTGCACTATGGTCAGGGCAAAAATGCACTAACAAGAAGGAGTATCAATGAAGGAGAGACAACTAAGGAACAACAGTTAACTTCTGCGTCGCCGTTGGCGAGCGCGGAGGTGCTCGGTCTCATCGACCTGTTCCAGTCTCGTCTCAACGACAACGGCCTTCCTAACTTCAAGGTGACGAAGGCTCAGGTCAACGGCTTCCAGGCGATGCTTCGAAGCAACGACCTTGAGGAGATGACCGACATACTCGAGTGGGCGATGCAGGATTCGTTCTGGCTCGCCGTGATTCTCACGCCGCTCACTTTCAAGAAGCACTATCCCACCCTGAAATCACGATTCAAGAACGATAAACTAACCAAACTTCGCGACTGGGCGAAGAACGCTGAGGAGGACTACCAATGGTAATGACACCAGAACAAACGCTCAAGGTCGTAGGGCACTTGATGGGATCTAACAACCGAGTGCCGCAAGACGCAATCGTGAACGCGTGGCACGACACGCTGAAGAACCTCGACTACGACCTCGTGGTCTCAGCAGCTCGTAAGTGCAAGGCAACGATGACGGAACTCCCGAACTCGGCTCAGTTCCTGGCAGTCTGCGCCGAAATCGCAACCGGCCCTATGCCGGACGAGAACGAAGCGCTCCGAGAGGTGCAGCAGGGCATCAACTCATGGGGCCGAGACAACGAGCCGAAGTGGACGCACCCTGCCATCGCTAAAGCCATCGAGGGAATCGGCTGGCGAAACCTGTGCAACAAGGACGCCGACTTCTGGGCCATCGAGTTCCGTAAGGCTTACAAAATCTCCGAGGGCCGTTACGTTCGGGAAATCCAGCAGACGATGCTCGAGGGAGTTAACGCCGCCGTCGCCCTCGACACCGCAAGGAAGCAGGCGCTCGAGAAGGCAAAGGCCGGAACGCCGGAGCTCGAGGCCGGCGAAGCCCCAGACCTTGAGGAAGTCAAGCGCAAGAACCGTGAAATCTTCCGGCTCGGGCTAGGAGATGCCTTCGACCCTGACAAAGGAGACGATGATGGGGGGGCAGGAGTTCCGGCGCTGGTGTAGTCTCAAGACGTGAAGATTCCCTCGGCAGACAACCCCCAGGAGCCGGACAACTTCCTGCTGCTGATGTCGTACTGCTTCGAGCATGGCATCTCCATCAACGCAAACCCGATGGGCCAGCGCCTCGCCATCATGGGAACCGACAGCCCCGAGACGATTGGCTGGATAGTCGCCCACTACGAGCAAGCGGCGCACTGGCTCCCTGGAATCTGCGACGGCTGCGAGCGCTGGTGTCTCACTCGCACCGAGGCCTACTGGGGAGCGCATCCGCACTTCTGCAACAAGTGCCTAGCGTGGACTATCCGCTACTTCGAGGCGAACGGCAAGTGGCCCGAGGGCAACTGGTTCCCTGGCGAGAAGTTTGAGCTCGACGAACCTGAACTACCGGACGAGGAGGGCAATGAAGAGATCTAAACTGAACCCCGTCTCAAAGAAGCGCCAAGCCCTCAACGTGAAGCGCCGGATGTTTGTCCACCAGATTCTCGAACAGCGCCCCGAGTGCGAGGCTCACATCGAGCAAATCTGCTCGCACTACGCCTCTGACGTGCACGAGATACTGACCCGAGCCCGAGGCGGCTCCATCCTCGACGAAGAGAACGTCCTCGCCCTCTGTCGCAACTGCCACACGTTCATCACCGGACACCCAGCCTTCGCTCAAGAGCACGGCTTCACCGTCCACTCCTGGGCAACGTCGGCAGACCTCATCGCAGCACAACGAGCAAGGGAGATGTATGGCTACCAAAGATAGACGGATTCACCTCGGCAAGTGGGGCATCTACGACCTCAGCATCGTGAGCAGTCAGCGCCACTCGCGCAAGGAGAAGAAGCGCATGAAGGCCCGAGCGAAAGAGGCCGGCATCGAGTTCATCATCGACCAGTGGCTCAGCCGCAACCAATTCCCCGAGGAGGGCACAGATGGCGACTGACCCCCTGTTCGGCAAAGCGGCGTGGAAGAACTCGATGCTAGAGAAGGACTTTCATGAGCAGGTCGCTCACCTCATGCGGCTTGAGGGCTGGTCGGTCTACTCCGTGCCGGACAGTCGACGTGTCTCGCTCGCTGGCTACCCCGACATCACTGCCTGGCGTGGCACTCGGCTCATCTTCGCCGAGCTCAAGCGTGAGAAGGGTCGCACCTCGCCAGCCCAAGACGAAGTGCTCGCGGATCTACAGCAGATACCCTGCGCCGAGGTCTACATCTGGAAGCCCAGCGACTTTGACCGCATAGTAGAGTTAGTACGGAGGACAAAGTGATACTGGTCTTTATTATTCTTGCCGTCGGGCTTGCCCTCTACCTCTGGGGAGACAAATGAAGAACGCCGACCGCCTCATCCGTGACCGCCGCATCATCGAGAAGTCTCTAAGTCGACTGACCGACGGCGTGATGCTCGACCTCTGCCGACGAGCTGGCACGAGGGCCGAGAAGGACGCTACCCCTTCCGGCCCCAGGGCGAGGGGAACGCACTCCGACCCGACCCTTTCGGCAGTCGTGCGCAAGATGAGCGAGGCCGACGTTGCCGACCCCATCTTCGATTCCGTGCGCGACATCTCACGTTTGCTTGACGAGATGGCTCGCATGGCGCTGAAGGTCGATGACCTCGTGCGCTTCGTGCAGACCGGCAAGGAGCGAGCGAAGAAGGCCGAACTCTCTGAGTGCAAGACCTGTGGGCGCATCGTGGAGAACACGCCAGCCGACCGGATCCGTTCGGGGATGTGCACCGCCTGCTATCACGCCACTCGACGGGCAAAAGCCCAGTAATTGCAAGGCGCAAAAAACTTTAAAAAAATACTTGACTTGTCCTACGCTAGGACACTAGAGTTAGGTCATCGGCAACACCGCCGAGTTCCTGAGGAGGAAGAAATGAACGCAGTTACCAAGACCACCAAGAAGCAGTTCACTCACAAGTGCCTCACTTGTGGTCAGAAGTTCACGTCGCTTAAATCAGCCACCCGCCACATCGCCAAGCGTCACCCGCAGGGCGCGGTCTGGGCCGAAGGCAACATCACGATGTGGGAAGGCCAGAGCGCCGATGCCAAGTACACGGTCATCTGTGAGGCTCACCAGCGCGTGACCGACGACAACAGCAAGTCGCGTCTGAAGGACATGATGACGTGCCCCGAAATCTTCTGTGATGCCTGCGAGTCGCCGGAGCGTTGGTGCGTCGCCTGTGACGACATCATCCCGTTCTGGGAGACCAGCCTCGCCGAGCACATCGCCAAGTCGGTCGAAGTTCACGAGCGCATCGCCAAGTCGGTCGCTCTGGCCGAAGCGTGGATTGCAAAAGTCGGTGCATGATGAGCAAGCCCACGACCAAGCCCATCGCCTACGGTCTGTTCACTCACGGTGTCTGGCAGATCTTCTGCCCCGAGTGCTGGGCGAAACTGTTCGGCTGGTTTCGTGATGCCGACGCTGACCTCATTGACGGCAACGGCGACACCGTGACCTGCCTCGGCTGTGGCAAGGAGTGCAAGTGACACCGGAACAGCGCCAAGCCCTACGAGATGTGCATAGCAAGCGTGTCGAGGAACTCCTTTTAGAACTCATCTCCGAGCGCCTGCTGAAGCACAAGCCACCGTCGAAGGGAGAAGTAGAAGCCGACGACAAGCGCATGACTGACTTTGGCTACCCACCCACTGAAACCGAACTGGCGCACCGCAAGGGATACGACATGGGATGGTGGGATTGCTACCAAGCACTCTCTGACATAATTGATGCACACACCAGTGACACATATGTCACAACCAACACAAAGGACGCATTGTGACAAATCTGTCACTCGAACAACGCCAAGCCCTACGAGAGAAGCACCAGACTCAACCGCACACGGAATGGTTTCCGGTGTGTGCCACCTGCATCACCCAATCACCCTGCGACGTAATCAAGGTACTTGACGCAACGGAGGGCAAGTGAGGAAACTCATCACCGGAGCGCTGGCTGTGCTTATCGCATCCCCAGCACCGCACCACCACGTCGAGGCAAAAGTCCTGCCTGCCGTGCGCCCAGTAGTGCGCCACGTCGCTTCCCTCGTCTCGGCTCCCGTCATGAAGGCGTGGAACCGTGTCTACCTCTGCGAGACCCACAACTGGCGACAGCAGGGAACCTACGAGGGAGGGCTGGGCATCACGCTCTGGAACTGGCAGCACCACGGCGGCCTGCGCTTCGCTAAGGCTCCGTACCTGGCAACCGCCCAGCAACAGGTCTGGGTGGCGCTACGGATCCAACACGGCCTGCCGACCCCCGACCAGCAAAGAGCCTGCCGTGACTGGTAATCACCACAAGCGCGGCATCTGCCGGAACTGCGGCGAGGAAATCTTCTTCGAGGACAACCCAGGGCGCAACATCGAGCCCTACTGGGTGCACGACCGGCACTGCATGACAACCTGCCTCGCCGAAACCATCGCCGAGCCTGAGCCCGAGAACCTACTCGACCTAGCGAGGACGCTGTGATTACCGTTGAGCGCATCCACGACGGCATCGCCAAGAGCCTGAACACCATCTCTGAGCTCGTCGCAACGATGGCAGAGGCCGGCGACAACGCAGCCCAGGCGGAGGCAAACTACAAGACCGAGTTTGCCAAGCAACGCCTCGCCTACCGAGCCCTGAACCAGAAGGCGACGGTCGGGCAGGTGGATGACCACGCAACCGAAGCCTGCGCGGATCTCTACCTCGCCTACCTCATCGCCCAGAACCGGCTCACCACAACCCGAGAAGCCCTCCGCGCCGCCCAGTCTCGCCTCGACGGACTGCGGAGCCTGCTGTCAAGCATCAAGGCCGCAACAAACTAGCGTCACACCATCGCAGTAATGTAGTATCCAAGCATA